CAGCTCCTTGCTGGTTGGTTAATGTGCCCACAGTATAGCACGAAGTCCCACAATCAATGCAACTAGGGATAAACCCTTATAACGATGTGATCTCCACATCATGCGGCCTGCGCTTGCCATCAAGTAGATCGTGCAAGCGTTTTTCAGTCAATCGGTGGCATCGATACATGGTGCGAGCAGGCAACATGTTCAGAAGCTCGGCATAGTCGCTCAGAATCGAGCGTACAGCCTGAATTCCTGCCCCATCCATACGAATGGTGCCACCGGCCCTGTTTCGCTTGCCAGCGAGCGCTAAAGCGGTGATGGAATCCATCAGCAAGCCACTGGAGTCCTCGCAGACTTTCATCTCCACCACCAGCGTCTCCATGAGGTTGACCGCATCGCTGACAACGCGCCAGTCGTCTAGGGTTGGCGCTGGCGCGGTCTCCATTGCATGCAGGCCTTGGTACATCATGGTGAGCTGGTGCGTGCGAAACTGCTCAGGCAATGGCTCGGTCGGACTGGCCATCATCTCGTCAAGGATGGTGTAGTGCCTTGGCCTTGGCTGTGGCTTGCGTTTCTTCACGCAAGTACCCCAGCATCCCTGAAACCAACAAGAATTGGATGAGGCCGTGGAATCTCCATGCCAATTCGTCTCCACAGGTGCAGGCAGTTTGGATGGTTGTTGACCCACTCACTCTTTGGTGGATGGTACTGAATGACGCAGTCCTCATCATCCCAAAACATCTCTTTGACCTGGCACATCTCATCCCAAGTCGGGCAACGATCGCGTCGAGAAACACTGACATGCTCCCAGCGTCCACCATCGCTGGCCAACACAAGCAACTTCTGCTGGTGCTTCAAAGACACGATGAACATGCCATTGTTTCCAAATGATTCGTCGCTGGCCATCTTGCCTTCACGAACACGGTATTTTTCAGGAATCTTGAACATCAGTAACCTCTCCACATGCGAACATCAACTAACCACAGCGACAAAAAAAACTCGCCATTGGCAAAGCCAATGCCAAACACTGGCCACTTGTGCATAAGCGTCTCAACGCTAATGTGAATTTGTTTTTTCATGCCTTGGTCTCCTGTGCTTGCTGGCGCTCCAATTCCATCTTGACGCAGTGCAGAATCTGCGCGGCCAGCGTGCGCGTGTTGCGCTCGGCCATCTTGCGCAGCTCGATCTCGATGTCGGCAGGAAGCCTGATCGTCATGTAGCGATCTTTGATTTTTGCGGTGGCCATCAGTCAGTCCCTCCAGCATTTCCAATTGCATCCTCGAACATGTCAGCAATGGCAGGAGCACCGGCCAGCTCGATTGGCACGCCATTGGTCAGCAAGTTGACTAAGTCATCTTGGCCAGCCACCTCGATGTCGAATTGAGTCTGGGCAGCATGGCGAATGGCTTGTGCCTGGTTGCCAGCGCGAATCAGGCGGTGGCGATTGGTCTCCACATCGGTGACCACATAAATGCGTGTGCTCATGATTAAGCCTTCCAAGTGATGGCTTTAACAGCCCACATCTGTGCGGTCTGTGCCTCAGTGATCGCCACGCTACACATGCGCTTGACCTCTTGGTTGTCAGTTGCGTTGCGTAGGTCGTTCATTTGGTTGATGAGGATGGCAAATCCAGCCTTGCAACCGGTCACTGCGTCATCATTGCTGGGGTTAAAAGTAATGCCAACAGCTTTCTCGCCATAGGTCAATTCATGTTTCATTTGGATTTCCTTTATGTTGGTTAAAAAAGGCCTGAAGTTTGCCCTTGGCATCATCAGCACCTTTTCCCACTATACAACAGAATCTCACACTTTCAAGATACGCAATCCAGTCTTTCTGCTCGGCACTCAGGCTGCCACCCTTGCTGCGCTTCATCTCCACCCAAAAGCCCCAAGCAGGGATGAACAGATCAGGAACACCAGAAGACACACCCTCAGCCTTCAAGCGGCCAGCGGTGGCCGGACTGCGAGCGCCACCATTGGGAATGGCAAAGATGCGCACGCCTGGCCAAGTCTGGCGAAACCATCGCACCAGCTCGCGCTGCTCCTCATGCTCGGTCGGTATGCGGTCGGTCAAAATGGGCATTCTGGCTCCCACTTAGGACAGGCATCCACCTCGGCAGCAAACTCGGCTGGCGGTGTCATAAAGAACTCGGTGCACAGGCCATCTGTGCCGTACATCTCGCAGGTGTGGCAGCACTTCGGTGGACCGGCCTTGATCCACTCGCGGTAGTCAACCAAGAATTGTGGCTCTGGTGGTCGGCTCATGACTTGCTGCCCCGCTGCATCAGCTTCACCCAGCAACGAGCGCAATGCCACTTGGTGCGCACCTTGACACCACCAAGCGGATCAGCCTCTCGACTGCACACATCACAAACTTTGAGCTTGTGCATTCGATTCATTTGTTCTTCAACTGTCATTCCCAGCTCCTTTTAATCACTCTAAAAAAGTTACCGTCCTTGCGATACTCAATCCACTCTGGTGGCGTGGCCTTGTTCATGTTCTGCACCATGTCCTCCAGCGTCTTCACATTCAGACCACCAGGCACAATGCTGGCGCTGTTGGCAATACTCAGCAGCTGGCTCATTGCACGCTGGCCTGCATAGCCTTCATGCATGATTGGCAAATACTCGGTGATCGGTGTATCGCTCAGGCCACCGTAGTAAGTCACGGCCAGCATCTCGATGCCAGAGGCCTTGCTGATGTGCTTGCGCCATGTCCAGCTCGTCACTTCCAACTCTTGGCCATCCAGACCCATGATGTCGTCGTTGCGCAGCACCATCGACTTTTTGACAGGCTCAGGAAACTGCTCACCGCATGAAGGGCAAAGCATCACCGAGATGTGCACCAACTCCCCACAGTGATCGCACACCTTGACTGGTGCCTCGCCATTGCCATCGCCACCCTTCTTGGGCGGCTGCACATTGGTGATCGGACCATGAGACTCAACCACACCGGCAAAGTCGAGCACCAAGCAGTGATCGGTGTGGCTCTTGACCCTCATGCCACGGCCTGCCATCTGCACATAAAGACTGGCGCTCATGGTGGGGCGCAACATCACCACCAGATCAATGTCAGGATAGTCAAAACCAGTGGTCAAAACATTGGCATTGGTGAGCGCACGCACACGGCCAGCCTTGAAGTCGGCCAACATGCGCTCGCGCTCTTTTTTTGGTGTCTCGCCAGTCACGCATTCAGCGGTCACACCATGCTGGCGCAGGACTTCGGCCACGTGCTCGGCATGCTTCACGCCAGCACAGAAAAACAGCCACGCCTTGCGCTCACCGGCCAAGGCCATGACCTCATGCACCACGGCCTGATTCTTGTCGTCGGTATCCACAGCGGCCTGCAACTCGGACTCAATGAACTCGCCACCGCGCTTCTTCACGCCAGTCACATCCAGCTTGGCCTTGGTGACCTTGGAGCGCAGCGTGGCCAGATAGCCCTTGAACACCAGCTCCTCGATGCTGACAGGCGTGAGCAGATCGTCAAACAGCGCAGGCTTGTCGGTGATCAGGCCATGCCCCAAGCGGTAAGGCGTGGCGCTATACCCGATGATGCGCAGAGCAGGATTTACTGCTATCAATTCACCGATCAACTTGCGATAGCCACCTTCATCTTTGTGATTCACAAGATGGCATTCATCGATGACGATCAAGTCAATGTGCCCGATCAGCTTTGCTTTATCGCGCACAGATTGAATCCCAGCAAACGTGATTGGCTCCCCAAGCTGGCGCTTGCCTACGCTTGCGCTATAGATACCGAGTGGCGCACCAGGCCAATGCAGCCGCATTTTTTCAGCATTTTGCTCAATCAATTCCTTGACATGAGTCAGCATCAAAATACGTGTTTCTGGCCATGTTTGAATTGCATCTTTGCAAAGCGCAGCAATAACATGACTTTTTCCAGAGCCAGTTGGCATAACGACACATGGATGTCCTTTATTGTTTGACATCCAGTCGTAAAGCATTTCTATGCTTCTGGATTGATATTCACGCAGTTGCATCAATAACTCTCCCTGCTTTT